CACCTGTGTCGTAGTCTCTGTTCATCTTAGTGCCTTAAGTTGTGATTCAAGTCGGTGTATTTCATCTTTAAGCCAAAGTTTTTGGGTCTTTTTACGATTAATTAACTCATCGTCTATAAAACTATTATACAACTCTTTTACTTCGTTGTCAAGTTTTCTATGCTTCTTAATTAGTTCTTGTAAGTGAACCGCAATCTTATTGTGCTTCTCCGTGTAATTGCTCATCCTGCAAATCCTCCAACTTAGTTTCATCTAAAATATCTTCATCTACAACAGTTTCTTCTATATCAAATAGTGCATTAAACTGTGTACTAGAATTCATAGTCTTTTTGCCAATAGCACCTCTTGTACCAGGTATAGCCATCCAAAACTTTGAATACTCATCAATTTTTGCTAGGGCTTCTTCCTTATTGTCAATAGCAAATATTTCATTAATTACATCTCTAAAGAAGACTCTGTCAAACTTCTCTTGTACAAGCATTTTAGGAACAATGCCTGCGTCATACTGTCTGTTTGCTTCTTGTACAGCATTGATATGACTCCATACATTGTGACCCATTTGTATAGCATAGCTAAATGAATCCCATGATGTCTTTCCTTCTTTACCTATCTTGTTTAGGTCGCCTGGAGCATAAGTGCAAACGTCCGATACTTTGAGTTCTGCGGTAAGCGGTGAGTCTTCAAAGTTTTTAAATACCCCATCTGATATAACAGTGTCTCTAAATCCACGGTTGTCTGAAGCATACTTCTTATCGTCAACTGATGGCACCATACGATACGTCCATTTGCTTCTGTCTTCAGTTTCATTCTGAATGTAGATCTGTCCATTTGCGGTTGCAAGGAAAGGACTAGCGCAGTCAAATGTGGCAGTAAAGTTTTCATTATAATTCTTTCTTACGGCTCGTTGTATATCAGTTAATAGTGTAGCCCATTCTAGTTTAGATGTGCCTAAGAAGTGCATTACATCATGTACACCCTTTTGTAGCAGGTTATCAAAGTGCAATGTAACTAGGCGTTTTAGAACCAAATGCACGTCACACATGTTCTGTCCACCCATACCCCAACCATTAAAATGATTGTCAGGATACTTAACCGGATCACAGTAATCTTTCATCTGCTCATACCAGTCATCTGCGTCTGTATGATTCTCGCCTTGTAACACATTAAGGAACTTACAAGCACCTGTTCTATGTTTCATCCAGTATTCGTTGTTATACTTGGTTGCTTCTGCGGCATCTGCATACTCACTAATACCTGTTGCTAATGCACCTGCTGGTGAGCGTGATACCCACGCCGGAATATCAAGTATCATACCATAGTCTGCATATGCATCCATCCATCTTAGAACAGCATCACGTTTTTTCTGTGCCATATCTAATCTGCCTTGGTATTCTTTTACAAGATCGACTGTAACAGTTTTTGTTGTTTCTTTGCCGTTCTTGTCTGTATTAGTAATAGTACGTTCTTCAGTACCTCGTGCTACACAATCTGCCATTTTATCTTTAACAAACTGACTAGTAGGGTCTTTCCATTCACCTTCCCAAACACCTTTACCAATTTGGAAGCCACCTGAGTCTCCTAGTACCCAAGTATTGTCTCTATCTCTATTACGCACCATGTCTTCTTTAGGAACAATTTTAGTTGTGTCTAAGTCAGCATGTCCTGCAGAGTAAAGCGTCCACTTATAAGTGAACGCTCCTTCGTTGGAGTTAAGATAATTAAGACTTTCGACACCGTTAGCAAAATTACTAGGGATTCGAGACTTTTCCACATACTCATCATATCGTTGCTTACCTACATAAGTGGCATAGAATCCACTAAGTGCAGGAAGAAAACGTGCATAGTCTTTTTGTTCTGCAGTTAAGTCTTTACGCATGTTCTACTTACTCTGTGCAGGTAAAATATAATCGTATTTTACTAAGCCACTGTCTACTGTAATTTGCATTGCACCTTGATCTGAAATACCTAGTGTTTTATCACCGTCAAGTCCGAGGATTGCTTGTACTTGTGCTACTGGCCAACTCCAAGTGTGTGTTAAAGTGCCTTCAACTCCGTGTTGGAATACAAACTCGCCTGCGTGTGTACTTGCATCACCAAAACTAAACACTAAGTTTTCATCTGTAGTTGTAACATTGAATACTGGCTCTTCAGTGTGTGCCGCACTCATTAGTTTCATACGTGCAATACTTGCTACGCTTGGTGTAATTTCTACATTCCAAGCAGCACCTTTAAACTTAACTGTTTTAAGTTTCTCTTCGATAATTGCTTTATTCATAAAGCGATAATCATTTTGGAAGTCGCCAGCTGCATTTTCAAAGTGAATATGCGTTGGCATAGTTTCGCCATTACGTTCTGCTTGTACTACATCAATCTTAGCATCTTTCTGATACTCTGGATTTTTCAAATGCAATGCTAACTTATCTAAGTTAGGCATACCAAATGTACCTGTAAATTCTGTTACAGGTGCATGTGTTTCTGCACTTAAAATAACTGAACGATCCTCTGCCATAGAATCAATTGCTGTACCATTGTCATTTGATACCTTCACTAGCGCCAAAAAGCCTAGTGCATGTGTGTGTGCTACCACGTCTTGTAATATGTCTTTCATATTGTTTCTCCATTGAATAAGTTTATTATATTGCCTTTTTCAGGTTTTGTCAAGAAGTTTTTTACTGTGTATTTAGGTCGCCAGCCTAAGCTAGTAAGTTTTTCTATGTTTGCACAAGTAAAATTTCTTTCTCCTGGGGTATTTAGACGCACCGGAAGTTCTGGAGCCAAGTCCTGAACCTTTATAGGTACGCCGGATCCAATATCAATTACACCATTTACATGAGTATTGATCATTAGAATTTTTATTGCCTCAATAAGATCATTCATATGAATAAAATCTCTATAGTGAGAAGTAATGTATTCCAACTTGCCCGTTAGCATCTTGTCAAAAAACATTCCTTTTCGAGGCGTGTCTGAGTATACAGTATGAAATCTCATACCAAGTGTATCTGGATAGCGTTCAGCAAGTTCTTCCATAACATACTTACTTGCGGCATATGGGTTTAAATCGGGCTCGTAGGCGCTACTAGAGCTTGCATAAAGTACTCTTGTATCGGCATAACGTTCGAACAAGCGTCTACTTCCTTCTACGTTATTCATCCAGTATGCCGCTGGATCTTTAATACTTTCTCTAACACCCGAACGTCCTGCTAAATGTATAACTAAATCTACTTCAGGCCATAGATTAAAAGTAAGTAAATCTTCTACTTCATTATGCTTTATATCTAAGCCAACTATAGTATGTCCTAACATAGATAATGACTGTTCGAGCCGAGTGCCTATATAACCTTTGTTACCTGTTAGTAATATTTTCATTTTAGTTTTTCCCATGTATGCTTCCAATCTCTAACTTGATGTGAAAAGCCTAGTTGGTATTGCATTAGTGTATCTGCTAGTGGCTTATCATTGCCACCTTCAAACATTGCATCACCGTAGAAGTGTATAGTGTCATCTTTCTTAAAGTCTCTTAGTATCTGTGACTTATTTGCGCCACGAGGTGCAATGTCAATACCAGTTTCTCCGCCTACAGTTGCTTGTAAGTCTGGAAACATTATATTAAATGCATTTGCTATTGTAATGCGTTCGTTTTCAAATGTATCGTATGCTACATACTTTGCACGTTGTTCTGCGGTTGCATTACGTCCTACAATACTAAAGTTAACCATGCCACTGCGTTCTTCAATATGATTGCCTGTGCGTATACTAAACGGGCTTTCATACTCGCAACTAATTAAAAAAGTTCTTGCTAGATCAGGTAATGTCCATCCGCTTTTAAGTATATTTGTGTCAGCGTCCCAAACATCACTACCGGAACACTGATAAACACGTTTACACAAGTTATACGTATCTTCACCGATTTGTTCTATAGTCTTAGGTTTGTCACTACCAGTAACTAGGTATACAGGATTAGTTCGACAAAATTCATTAAAGAATGTCTTGAACTTTTCATCAATAATACCACGACTAGGTGTAAGTGTTCCGTCTACATCAAATATAAATTTATTCATCTTTTCACTAAAGGTTGTGTTGATATACTATCATTATAATCACTATTACCGTAGTAATCACGGGTTGCAGTTTCTTTAACCATTAACCCGTTTTTAAAACGATAGGTTACAATTTCTCGACGAACAACACCTTCGGTGTCTCCTTCAAATGCGTTCTTAAATGGTCCTTCAGTCATTGTTTTGCCTTTCTGCTACTCGAGCTCTAAGATCACTTGAACTAAAACGGTGATCACGTTTATTAAAATACAGTTCTACATCACGTTTACGACATATATCCTTGCCAGTGAATTCTTTATCTCTGTATTCTTCTCCTAGTATTCGTACATTAATGCTGTACAATTCTAGTATATCTTCTAAGTCTTTTTCAGTACCATAAGGAATAATTTCATCAACATAACTTACAGCTTTTAATTGGGTGTAACGTTCAACTACTGTTTGTATAGGAGAGTTTTTATCTTTTCTATCCATGCTAGGGTCTACTTGCAATCCGCATATAAGATAATCACATTGTTCCTTTGCTTCACGTAACATTTGTATGTGTCCTGCGTGTAATAAGTCAAACGTACTACAAGTGAATCCTACTTTCATTAGTGATTCCTCTTGCCATCAAATATACAAATAAATTTTAACCCAAAGTCTGTTGTGTTATGTACTTTGTGAAATACGTTGTCCTCAATTAGTACAGTGTCGCCTGCTGTTACATCAATTATTTTATGATCAAGTTCCATTTGTCCACTACCACTAACAAACATATACACTTCTTCTTGTCCGGCATGTCTATGTCCTGTTGTACTTTTATGAGCTGACAACATTGTACTGCTTACAACTAGATTTTTTAATATAGTATTGTCTTTAACAATATAACGACTGTCATTTTTAACTACTTCACCGCCAATATCCCAGTTTTCGTACTTCATCTAACTTACTCCTCGTAATAATTTTCTGCTAATTGTCTTAGCATTGTAATTAATTCTTCAATAGTATTTAGGTCCTGATCGTTGTCAGTATCTATTTCTACTTCCATTTTAATTTTCATATTATTCTCCGAAATCAAACAAACTAGTAAATGTATTGTGTCGCTTAGTATCTTCTAATGGATAGTTAAGCACACCAATCAAGTTGTCTAGTTTGTTATCGATAATAGTCTCTGCCATAAGTGAGTCATCAAATGGCAGTTCTTTGAACCAATCAGGAATACGTAGCTCATCTGTTGGATAAGCAACACTTGTATAACCTAAAGGATTCGGTTTTAGTTTACAAACAATAACTTTCATACCGTCAACGACTTCTTGCGAATACTTGTCGCCGTTCATTCGTTTAAGAGTATTCCAGTTAATGCTTGCCCGTACATGACCTGGCATATTTGCCTTGCCTTGTTTTTCTTCTAGTCGACGATAGTGTCCGACTTTGTTTGCACGTTTAGGAGATCCTTTCTCCCAACCCGGTCGATCATCAAATTCCTTACGGAATACAGTAATGCGTTCGAGTATATCTTCTTGAGGAACATCTGTAAGTACCATAAGTAAGATTTCGCTTAGAAACTGTTGCATAAACACTGGAGTATCTGACCTACGTAAGTCTAAGCCCATTGCCTTTACTTTACCTGGCTTGCCATCTGTGTCACTTCTAAAGCCTTCAATGTCATATACTAATGCCGCATAACGTTTTTTAGTAATATACAAGCCTGACTGTGCAACAATTTCTCTTGCAGCTGCAATAACATCACTACGTGACTTTGGACAATGAAATGCTTCTAACATAAAGCCTGGAAATGTTGTGTTTGCTGCTTCACACACTTGATCATAAAGGGTAATTACATTATCTTTATCCCAAGGAATGTTGCCTGCATCAATTTCACCTTTAAGTGTAGGATATGCACTGAAGTAACAAGAGTCAGTGTCACCGTATATCATTGCTTCGCCTACGTGATCATATGTACCTGTGATAACTTTGTTAACCTCTGCTGACATATGTTTAACAATAGTTCTACCTGTTAGTGTAGTTGATTGCCCAATACGTTTATCAAAGAATCTACAACCAGGATTAAGAATAGCACCATACAAACTGTTCAAGTTAATCTTTTTAACTAACTGTCGTTTATCCCAATACTCAATCTCTGCTTCGTTGCCTGCGTCCTTTGCTTTCTTCAGCATCTTCTGCATATCTTTACGTTCAGCGTACCAACGCTTTAGTAGTCCAGGAATAACACCTTCAAACTCTGTTGTAAATATTGTACCATTTGAACTAAGCATCCAAGGTTGATTGCTGTCAAAGATTAATTTGTATATTTCAGCACCACTTAGTACATCACTGCCACCTGATTCCCAATCAATTGTAAGCGCAATAGACTTGTTCTGATCCATAACTGCTTCATATTCTTCTGTGCTAAAACGTCCTTCCCAACTACCTGCAAAGCTCTTCTTTTTAAGCGTCATATCTTCGTGTACACGAGCTTCACTTATGTCTGGGCGTATTTGTCCTACAATTGTTTCTTGACCCATATTCAATGCACGAATTACTGAAGGATACAGTGAATTCAAATCCATTGAACCGATCCACTTGTGTAAGCCTTTCTTTGGAAATGCTACATAAGCGCCTGCAGCTTGTGTGTTTTCAGTATCGTCACGTTTAGGCCTGTTAGGAACTTGTAAGCCTCTATGATGTGCTTCGTTAACAATGCCTTGTTCTGTAACAGCTACAGCACCCATAGTGGTTTGTAGCAAGACTGTGTTCTCGTGTGCAACAGTATTACTTAGATCAATAAATCTTAGTTTTTTGTCCAACTTGTCCAGTAGTGCGGTATCTTGTATGTTGTATTCGATGAACTTTCTAAAGTCATTGTTGTACAACTGGTCCAAAGTGCCTTCATAAGGAACTTTATTTTCACCAACTTCGATTTCGCCAATGGCATCAAGTCTATATGTATGTCGTTCTTCATATGTGTATTTACGATATAATTCCAAACTATCTAAATGCACTCTGCCTATTAGGTCAAAGGTAACAGCTGATTTACCATACTTTTCATATTCACGTTTCTTAGGTAATTGTCCCCACAAGCAGAATCTACGTGTGTCATCTTTGCTTAGTACACGACTTACTCTGTTAACAGTGTACGGAATATCATAACCTTCACTGTTCCAACCTGACAAAATGTCAGCGTCTTGAATTAAATCTAAGAAGGTGTCTAGCATATCCCCTTCTTTTTCAAACAACATTACATTGTCAATGCCTTCAAGTTCTTTTTCAGCTTGTTCCATTGTAAGAGTCTTGGGCGGAACTGCTAAACATACCATTGTTTCGAGCCATTGTAAGTATACTGACACAGATGTAATACCCATAAACGGATCACTAGGATCAGCAAAGCCACGCTCCGGGTCAAAGTCAGTCTCAATATCAAAGAAAGCAATGTTTAGTTTAGGTGCATCTTGATTAAGATAGTTTTCACTTAAACATTGGAAGATAGGATTAATGTCGCTTTCGAAAAGTTTTTTATCTCTGTTGATTGCAACTTCTTTACGAAAGTCTTTTGTGTTCTTGCACACAATGCGACTTAGCGGATCGCCAAATACACTTTTGTATTTGCCTCGCTGGTCTTCATAATAAAATGTATATTTTGCACTATATTCTGTATAGTGTCTCTTACCATCTTTGCGTTCGACAACACGGATGATATCTTGATCGCGATCGAACATCGCATCTACGTATGGCATTCATTTCTCCTTCGTTGCTTATGGCCAACTTAACCTTCTTCTTGCCTAGCTATTGCTATTGGCGATATAATTATTTATTAAAACAAAAGTCCTGCAATATAAATTGCGGTTAGTCCTGCGTTCATAACTATCAAACTTTTTTCCTTCCATAGAATACCTACAAGTATCCATAGACTGTTACTAATAATGAATGCCCAAATGTACAAAGGGTAAACATTAAATGCGGCTAGTATAGCGGCTGTCAGCAAACATACTGTAGCTACCCACGCTAACCATTGATAAGGCTTTACCACCATAGTGAAGCAACTCCGAATCCAAATACATTTACTATAGCAAAGTATCCAGTTAGTAACATTACCCAGGCAGCACCTCGTCTAAAAGCAGCATAGCATTGTGTAACACTGCCTACTAAGAATCCAGGGTATACTATAAGTAGATTAGGATCATTTGCTGTTAGAGCAAGGGTTAGACTAGCATATACTGTGAATACAAAACTTACTAGTTCAAAATAGAACGCAGTTTTATCACTAGTATAACTGTCTACCCAAAAGTCTTTTATGCGATTAATCACTTGTCATAGCCGAGCGTAACGATCAATGTTTCTAAATCGTCATAGGCATCTTGATGATTGTCCCAATCACGTTTTTGTGCAATTTTAATTGCTTTGTTAATAAGACTAGGCTTAATATCTAATTCTTCTGCTACTGCTTTTACAGTATCCTTTAAACCTGTGTTTAAATCTTCTACTTCTTGTAAGACTGTTACGCCTTCTTGTACTAGTCTTTGTAGTTTTGCTTTTTCTTCAGCACCGTAGGTACGACTGCTCATATTGAACTCCTGTGTTAAGTTAACTTATATTATAGTAGATATTTAGGTAAAAGTCAAGTAAAATTTTTACTTTTTGGCAGATTTGAATTCGTATTCAGCTAATCTACGATAGAGCTCATCTTTAATAAATGACTCTTTTTGTATCTTGTCTCTAGTAAATGTTCTTTCTACAGGCTGTGCTGGTGCAACTGCTGCATTTTTCTTACTAACTGCTTCGGCAGCTTTAACAATAGCCATAAACTTAG